CCAAAAATAAGACGGAACAACAACTTAAATGATGAATCACTACCTTTTGTTTTATATAAAGATAAAAGATGTTTGAATAAAAGTTCTTTATTTGCTTGAACTTCTAAAGGTATTAATGTGGCATATGTATTAAAAAAATTTGTTTCGAATGTATCTAATGACGCATCAACATCACGAATATCACGCAAAGATTTAGCGGTTGTGACAAGTGTATTTGCAGTTGTTCCAGTATTAGCAGTTCCTTCAAGAAACTGATAATATGCTTCCAAGAATGTAACAAATGTAGGGTATTCATCCCTAACAAATTCTGGAACTTGACGATTAACAAGTATTGATGTTTTTAAATCTACTGATGACATTATACAGTTTCTAAAGTTGTGCTAATTGCGGTTGGGTCATCTACATCTAAAGTAACAATAGTATTTTTTGTTGTTTTAATAATACCTTTTTCCGATTCTATTGATAGACGAATATAACCATCCGTTGATTCTACAGATTTTATATAGATACTATTAATAGTAACAATTCCTGCATCATAATCAATAGTACCAGCAGTTCCATCAACAATCTGTCGTTCTGCATTATTATCATAATAAACAGTTCGCAATTCACCTGTGCGTGAATCGATTATAGCTTCAGCAGTTGCTCCATATCCATTACCACCAGAAATAGTTACAGTTGCACGTGTATATTCAATACCTCGATTAGTAACTTCAATACTTTGTATTCTACCATTCACAATCGTTGCTGTTGCATTTGCTCCGTATCCATCACCAGTAATTGTAACTGTCGGAGCACTGATAAATCCTTGACCAGGATTCGTTACATTGATTGCTGAAATACCTGAATAAGATTGTGGTATTTCTTCAAATTGAACTACTCTATCTGTGCCGGTTGAATCTTCAACAGTAAAAAATGTTGAAGTCATCTTATTACTAATTGTTCCACGGTGAAGTGGAACATTAAAATAAATGAAATAAGGTTTAGATTGGTCGGTTGATGGTTTAAATCTTTTTTGAACACGTGCAACTACTTGTGAACCCACAATTGCATTTGAATCGGTAGAATCAACTGCATCTTGTACTTTAGAAAGAATAAACTTAGAATCAAACTTATCCAAATAAGTTGTTTTATAAGATAAAATCGAACTACGAATACCAGACTTTAATTGGTCAGATGTTAAAATAGTTTTTTTAGGGTCGTAAGTAACATCAGAACTAATTAATAAGTATAAGTATTCGGGGTCACGAATGACTGTTTGAACTGCAACAACTGCTTTAGGTGTTATAATTTCATCAATAATTCTTTGTTTCTCTGTGTCAGACAAATAATAATTTGTTTTAGGTTTTAAAGCAATATGTACCACACCGTAAGTGGGTGGAGTTTCGTTTTCACCACCCCATACTGATACTGAATCTACTGCTGGATAATTTTTCTTGATAAATGATTCATAATCTTTATATGTAACTAAACGATTTTGTGTAGTAAACTGAAGAGGTGCAGAAAATTTAATTTCATCTACTGTTTCACGTTCAGCACCACCTGCTGCTTCTGCAACCGGATTGATTGTGAATCCAGATAAAATATTACCTAAAGAATCTGTTAATCTTCCAGTAGCAACAAAATTATTTGCTTTGTTTGCTATCATACCATTTGTTACCAAATAACTTATCGAAACAATCGAACCATCAGAAATACTTTTACCTATTACATCGTTTCCAAAATAAACATCATACAAACCATTTTTACTTTCTTGAAGATAAAAAACTTGTGAAGATGTGGTTGCTTCAGAAGCAGAAGTCGCAAGAGTATATAATTCTGAAGCAGTATTTGTTGATGAAGGTTGTACTGAAACCGTAATTGTGGAAGTATCTACACTATCATCTGGTATAGTAAATATTTGTTTTGGATTTGTTGCTTGATTATAAACACTTGAGTAAGTAACAAATTGACCTTCATAGATAGGTAAATTTAAAAAAATAAAACTTGTATTTGACTTAGTTACAGTTGTTTCAGCAAGAGTTACAAATCCATAACTAACTCCATCAATTTGATTTGATAGAAAACGAAAACCTTTTGGTATCGTTACTGTAGCAGAAGTATTTGATGATGATGATACAGTAAAATTAATGTTAGCACGTGGTGCTTTACGAGAATATGGAACATATCCTAATAATTTAGCATGTGATATTACAGAATCACGAAGTAATGCTGTGTCTAAAAATGATTCATTGGCAACCATATTTAAATAGTAAGCATTATAATGTGTGTTATATGCTAATACATCCAACAGAACACTCAGACCAGAACCTTCAAAATCATAGTCAGTAAACTCAGACTGTTGATTCAAAAATGTTTTTAAATTTTGTTTTATAGTATCGAAATCAAGTTCGGTAACTCTTAAACGATTTGCCATTTTTATCTAATTCTTTCTAGAAAAAAATCAATACTAATAGGATTAGGATTATTGATTATAAAAAATTCCATTTTTATATTATAACGATTATCATCTGGAGCAGGTGTAGCAATAACCATACTTACCTTAACTCTAGGTTCATAATTCTTAATAACTTCAGAAATTGCTCTTTCTAATTGAGCCGCAACAACGGTGTCTACAACTTCAAACAATAGATTACGAATACCAGAACCTATTTGTGGTCTAAATGGTCGTTCGTAAAAGTTAGTTTGTACTAAATTTTTAACAGAATTTATGACAGCATATTCGCCAATTTGTTTAGTAACGTCTTTTTTTATTGGATGTATGTTAAAATTCAAATCCAAATCTTTATAGGTTCTTTCGGAAACTATATTCGGATTATTAGAGGTAATATTTGTTGACATCGTTTATTTATTTAACCTCCAGCAAAAACGTTGGGAGAACCTGACGCAACAGCAGTACAACCAAATACTTCATCCCCCACTCTACCGGCACCTAAACCATTTATTCTAACTGTTACAGAACCAATTTCTATTCCAGCAGAATGACAATAACATGGGTCATCACCTGGAAGTAAATGAGGAGTATTAATATCTCCTTGTCTGCTCCACGGTATACCATTAACAAAAACATTAGGCGAACCCGCTGCTCTTGCTGGTGTTGAGCAATGAGTTAAATCCATATCTCCAATTCTACATGCTGCCGGCATAGTTTCTCCTATTGTCCGTATGTTGTATAAGTTGTCGTTGTATTTGACGGAGTAGCATTCACATCAACCGTATATGTGCTGGTACTATATGTGTTCGTCTTTATTAATGTTCCACCATTACCCATGTACGTATTTGCTTTGTTAATTACAATTACCGCACCACCATTTCCTGCTGTGTTTGGTGTTGCAGTAACAGTAGATGTATAAATTCCATTTGATACAATCGTAATCTTATAAATTGCTCCATTACCAGCAAAGACTTCAACAATTCCATTTGCTGGACTTATTACAGAACCAGTTGTACTAAAGTTTAAAAAGCCATTACCATATGTTCCACCACCATTTGTCCAAGTAACACTAGCAACACCAAACGGCATATTTGCTGTGGGTGTTGTAGTATAATTACCCGGTGAATTCAATGTTATCTTGCGAACTGCACCATTTCCGGCAGGCAATCCGAAAACTTCAACATAAGCATTTGCTGGTGTACCAGTACCAGAAAACGTTATATAACCGTTTGTATAACCAGAACCACCATTTGCTTTCTCAAGATAATCTACAGTAATTTGTGATAATGAAGGATACAACTGCACAGTTCTACTTGTAACTGTTGAATCAATAATATTTTCTAATCTAGTAAAATGTCTAGTTGGTACTAAATTTACAGGATGCTCAAATATTTGTGATGAACCATTTACAGTAAACGAATATCTTACAATTTTTTCTCTTGATGGGTCTGGTCTAAAATATTGTACTGTAGTCCAATTACTTCTTTCACTCATCATGGTTGAATATGATGTGTATGTTGTTTGTGCTGTTACAATACCATTCACAACTGTAACAGTTTTATAAATGTCATCTACTGCTAAATCATCACCATATGTACCACTAATACTAAAAGTTGTTAAATATGACCCTAAACTAACAAGTGTTGTACTTGTATTTGATACGGTTACTCCACTAATTGACCTACCTTCTACAGTAACACCATCAAAAGTTATCACTACAGGTGCAGAAGTTGTGATTCCTATAGAGTCGGTAAATGCAACATATTGTCTACCATATCC